CCAAAAACAACACCATCGTGGGGGCTTGCTCCCAAGGCGCTTGCTCGGCAGTGAACGCATGGCTTTGGGCAGTGGCCAACATCCCATACTTTGATACGCTGGCCCAGCCGCCCTCGACTAACTGCACGACCGCCGACTTCCAAATCAAACTCGCCCTCTCCCCACGCTCCACCACCCCGCCCAACGGCATGAACGGCAAGGTAGTGATATCGGGAGAAGGCGTGATAAGGTAGGGGCGCTTATGCTTATTATTTTCTACGGTATCCGAATGTTTCCGTGATAAGGTAGGACACGATGAAACGCTACATTCCAATATTTGCTATTTGCCTATCCCTGCTAGCTCAAGCATCCGGCGTCACCGTTACTGCGTCTATGACGGGCACCGGCTCCACTATCAACGCCGACATCACGATTCCGCTCGCCCCCAGCTCCATCACATGGGTGTGTACCCCGGCATTGCTGCAAAAGGGCTCTACGGTGAGCTGCGTGGGGACGCTGGATCAACCCGTTCCTGCTGGCATGACGGGCACCATCACCCTCACCGCCCCTGCTGGCTTCACGGTTGCCCCGGCTACAGTCACGGTCTCTGCCGGTGCCTCCACGACGCAGCCGGTTGTAGTAGGCCGCCCGTAGCCCTATACTCGTCCTATGGTCCACGCCCTAGCCGATCTCACGCTCAATGGCAGCGCACAACAACTCACCTCCACCCCAACCAAGTGCTGCTGGGTGATTCTACAAGGGGTAGGGTCGAACTCCGTGGTGAGGGTGGCGGACTCGAATGTCGCTACAGGACGGGGAGGCATCATCACCGCTACCGGCGGCATCCTGACGCTCCCCCCCGTGACCGACAACAACGGCTACGACCTGTCTCTGATCTACGTGATCGGCACCAACAACGACAAAATCACCATCTTATATTTCGTGAGGTAGACCCATGTTCACCAGCTGGTATCAGGTGTGGAAGTTTCTATTCGGCTGTTAAGTGTACTCGCCCCTTATCGTCGAACGTAACCTCCACTCCCTTAACATTCCGCCGCTCTATCGCCGCAGCGTGTGGGAGGCGAGGGAATTCGTCGATGCCATGGAGAAGTCCCTCGACCCTACTACCGGCCTCCTCACCCGTGGCCTGACCAACGGAGAAGCAGCGTTCATCAAGTCCGAAACACTCTTATGCCAACATGATTTCCGCTACTGGGCCGAGCGCTATGGGTATATGGAGTTGGATGCGTCTACTGGCGGCGGCATCGGACTGGCTACGTTTTGGGCCTCTCAGAACCGTGCCTTGGATCTGATCGCTAAACGGGAGGAGGAGTCGTGGGCGAGCTACGACAAATACGGATTCGGCGAAGGCATCCTCACGGTGTGGCACAAGGCTCGCCAGCTGGGGGCGACGGCGATCATGCGGCTGATCTCGCTCCACCGCATGACGCTGCACAAAAATACGCGCCTCATCGCCGCCTCGCTCGACGAGGACAAGATCCACGAACTCTATACGCGCGACAAGGTGGTGCTCGACAACCTGCCGTTCTTCTTTAAGCCCAAGGTAGAGTTCGACGTGAAGGATCAGCACCTATCCCTGGATCTCATTAAGTCCCGCCTCACTTACCAGCAGGCCAACCAGCAGGCAGGCATCGGGACCGGATCACAGTTCGATCTCTTCCACTTCACCGAGGTAGCGATGTGGAGTTGGGCCGACCGGCTGAAGTTCGACTTCCTCCCTGCCGTCCCCAAACACCCCAAAGTCTTCGGCGCGTTGGAGTCTACGGCTAATGGCCGGGGCAACTTCTGGCACGAATTCTCGGAGAACGTCCGCAAACGTGAGTATGGGTATGAGTCGTGGATCTACATCTTTGCCCCCTATTACATCGAGCCCACCAAATACCGTCGCCCCGCCCCTGAAGACTGGCATCCCAACCAAGTCACCACCCAGCACGCCGAAATGGTGGAGCAAACGTCTCCTGATGTCATTGGCACCACGCAGCGGTTGACCCGTGACCAGATGTACTGGTGGGAGACTGAACGCGAGATGTATCGCAAGGACGGCAGTCTGAATGTGTTCCTAACGAATTACTGCGCTACCCCTGAAGAGAGTTTCCAGCATTCCACGCAGTCGGCACTCCCCATAGAGACTATTGAGTGGATGCGGGCTACCAGCGCGATCAAGGGCATCCCCTACCTCCCCACCGACCTGAGCTACCGGGCATGAGCAACTTCCCGACTACTTATACTATCGGCAGCTCCGGCACCCTTCAGCGCATGGAGACCGCGGAATGGGACGCCGACCCCCGCGGCATTTTATGGATGTGGGAGCCCCCCTCTAAATCCTCCTCCTATTGCATGGGGGTGGACGTGGCGGTGGGGCGGACGGGGTGGAACCGCTACAACCGGGTGAGAGAGGACCGCAAGACGGATAACGGTGCCATCGAAATCCTCCGCATAGGCCGCAACGGTGCCCCCGACCACCAAGTCGCTGAGTATGCCGCTCCCATCGACCCCTTCGAGCTGGGCGACGTGGCCAACCTCATGGGCCGCCTCTATGCCGGCACCGAGGACGACCAATGCAAGTGCATCATCGAGGTTCATCCCGGCCCCGGCTTCGGCACCCTCCAGCGCATGCTCGAAGCCGGATACACCAACCATTTCCGCTGGGAGTATTACGCCGACGCCCCCGCCGCTCCTACCCGCACTCTGGCATTCGGCTGGCACGCATCCCAGCGGACGAATCGGGATCTCTGGGTTAAGGCGAGCCGCCACCTCAACCTCCGCAACGTCCACATCCGATCCCCGTGGCTGGCTGAAGAATACGCGGACTGCCGCATGGATCAGGATAAGCAATATGCGGACAACCCCGGTGGCCATGATGACCGGGTGAGAGCGATGAACCTGGCTATCTGGCAGGCCAATGGCTGGAGCTTCTCCGTCGAGCGCACTGCCCAACCCGTGAATACAGCCAAGGTAGTGGACTGGGCACGGTCCGACATGGGCCACGACGAGATCATGGCCAGTTGGGCCAACGCCCTTGATAGAATGAACGAGTGATGCTGTCGTTTGAACCCAAGTCGTCGTCGCATATCAAGCTGGTGGAGTATGAGCCCGACCACAAGCTCCTCCACGTCACCTTCTCCACCACGGGCCGCCGCTACACCTACCGCAACGTCCCCCAAGCGGCCTATACCAACTTCAGCCGCTACTGGTCGCCGGGCCAGTTCCTGCATCAGGTGATCGTGAAAAACTACCCGCTTCTGGAGGTATAATTTAAACCACTATGTCCGTCATCCAGCCCGCCGCCAAAGTGAAGGACGCCAAAATGCTGTCCGACGCCAAGCCCTATCTGTCACACAACCCTACTGATCCGACTGAGGAGCCGTGGGCGATCGTGCTGCTTGCTTCCGACATCGCCGAGATCACGCCCTATCTAGGCTTGAACGTGGCCAACAGGGAGGATCTGATCACCCGTATCAAGATGCTGTCGTCGCTGCGCCTCGATAATACCGACGTGATATTCGAGCCGGCCCTGCTGACGCGGCTGAAGTCGCGTTGCCTAGACAAGGCCAACTTCAGCAAGTGGCTAGGGGAGCGGGTGAAGGAGTGGGCACACAGTTATGTCGGATGGTGAACTGGAACGCGCGTATATGAAAGTCTTATCCGGCGGGGATGGGGATGATTCACCATCCTACATGGTCTGCCACGAGGGAGCGTTTTTGCGCAATGCCGACGGCTCGGTAACCGTATTCGCATTCGACGCCGAGGGCAACCACTACGATCTGCCGGAAGACGAGCAGGAGCGGCGGAAGGAAGCACTAAGGAAGCGGCTGGGATTGTAGGATGCGCTGCGGTTACTGCAAAAAGGAACTGGCAATCGGCGACTACCCCTACTGCCCCCACGGCCCGGTAGAGCCGCGCAACGCATCGGTCCACGCCTCCGAGCGCGTAGTGGTGAACGTGAATCCCCAGACAGGCGAGGTTCGCATCCCAGGCCGCGCCGACCGCCCTATCGACCCCAAGTACGCAGCGGCAGGCTACGAGCGGCAGGAACTAAACTCGCTGGCCGAAGTACGCAGGCTGGAGAAGCGACATGGGCTGGTGCATGAAGCAAGCAATTTCGATAACTCTGGTCGTGCCGAGCGTGAAACAGGATCACGATAGTTAGTTCAATTTCAACGGTGCCATACTGCACAATGTGAGCACCCAGTCCTTCTCCCCTATCCCCAACGCCCCCATCCCCGACCTCCCCGGCCCCAATAAGCTGTCTGATCCAGTGATCGGCTGGCTGAGGGAGGCAGTCCAAGAAGGGGAATCCTTCCTGTCGGCTCAACCGGGCTTCAGCCAGATATCCAAGACCTTCGACACTATCCTGTCGCTAGACGAGACTGAGATATTCGACCCGCGCTCCACTATCTCCCAAACCCGCACCAACCGCGTGGCCAAAATCGCGGAGGATATCGCGGCCATGATGACGGACACGAAACCGTTTTGGGAGTACCAGATCAACAACCGCCGCTTCGAGCAGCAGGCCAACGTCTACTCCAAGCTAGCCACTAACTGGTATGCGCGCCGCAACATCGACATGCGGATGGCCGACGTGATTAAGTATTACTGCGTCGCCGGTACCGGGTACGCTCACCTGCATTGGTCCCCTGAAATAGAAGACCAATACGTGTCTGCCGAAGACCCCCGTAATGTGCTTCCCATTCGCCCCGTGGACTACACGTCGCTGGAGTCGTGCTTGGGGGTCATCCTGAAGCGTAAGGTACCGGTCAACTATATCGAGGAACGCTACGGCGTGAAGGTGAACGCGGACAGCGACGGCTCGGCAGTCACGTGGCTGAACAAGATGCGCGACTCGTTCGCCGACATCACGAGCCCTATCTGGAAATTCACCAAGACGAGCGACAACCCCGACATACCGCGCATCCCCACGGTGACGCTGTACACGGCGTGGCTGAAGGATAATCGCCGGAGTAAGTCCACCAACCCCGTCCGCATGGGCAACTTCAACGATGACGGCACTCCCGCCGACAACTGGAGCTATATCGTGAATAAGGGGGAGCTGCTCTACCCCCACCGCCGCATGGTGATGTGGGTCGGCAATACCCTGATCTACGACGGCCCGAGCATCTACTGGCACGGCCAATTCCCCATCATCAAGCTGACCCTCAACCCCTGGCCCAATACGTGGCTGGGGAAGGCACCGTTGTGGGATCTGCTGCGGTTGCAAACGTCGATGAACCGTCTGCTGCGGGTAGTTGACGATCACGCCAGCCAAGTAGCACAGCCGGGATCGGTCCACGACAAGAACTCCGTCAGCCGCTCCATGTATGAGTCGTTCGACACGCGGCGCGCAGGCTGGAAGATTTATCAAAATCCGCTGGCAGGCAAAGGCATCCAGATCGTCAACCCCCCACCACTGGATAACGTGATCAAGGAGCATATTGCTTGGATACAGGCCGAGATGTCGGAGCTAAGCGGCCTCACCGATATGCGGCAGCTGCTCGACCTCAACCAGATCCCCTCCACCTCCACGGTCGAGTCCATCATCCGCTCCATGAGCCCGGCGCTAAGGTTCCGCTCGCGTGTTATGGAGGCGTTTGCCCGTGACTTCGCGATGCAGGTGGCCTACAACTTCTCCCAGTTCACTAGTATCACGATGCGTACAGCCGAACTAGGCCCCGGCTCGATCACGCAGGATGACTTCGACTTCGACCCCGGCTCCATGATCCCCCAGTTCATCCACCCCGACGACCTGAACGCCGAAACCGGTGAGCCAACAGAAGGCGCTATCCGGCGCGGCCCCCGCCCCCGCTATGACCGCGCCCGAGAATTCCTCCGCCGCTTCGTGTTCAAGATAGCTCCCGGCAGCCTGCTGAATGCGGCCCAGGTAGAGCAGAAGCTGATCTACCTGCAACTGGCACGCGCTGGATGGATGGACATCTTTACGCTATGGGAGATCCTGGGCATACCCAATATAGGGGTGCTGCCGGATAACGTGAGGACGATTCCGGAGCGTCTGATCTACCAGATGAGTCTAGGGCTGACTGGGGACGTGAATCCAGCTGGACGTAAGGCTACGGGGCAGGATACCCCTCGATTGGTTACCAAGGAGTCTTGAGTTTCGGGGCGGGTCATCGCTTGGCCCAGTGTGAAACATACAAAGTCACTGGCTTTCGCTCGCCGCCCCTTCAACCACTACTCTACCTCTAGCTAGACCCTAACACCAGTTTTACAAATAATTTCTTTTCTGCTACTTTCCACACTGAGGTAAGCCCTATCCATGGCGCGTCATCCAGGCGGCTCGGGCAGCATGGGAATTCATGGCAGTATGCCGTCTCATCGCGGAGGCCGCAAGTCCATGGGTAAGCAAACCCGAGGCGGTAACCTGGCCAAAGCCAAGGTGAAATCCTCCGCCCGATTTTCCGCCAAGGGGGCCGCTATGAAGTCCCCCTACTAACGATGCCCGACTCTCTCCCACCTCTCCCTAAAAACGTATCCAAGTCGAGCGCGGCATCTACGCCCCCCGGAGCGCCCCCTATGGCTGGCGGCGTCTCTGGAGCACCATCATCCCCAATGGCCGGCGGCCTGCCCGGTCTGATGCAAGGTATACAGCAGGTAGAAGCGGGAGCCCAGATGCTGGCGTCACAGCTACCATCGCTCACTCCCATAATCGCGGAATTCGTAGCTAAACTCCGCATGGCAATTCCATCCGCGCTTGGAGCTAACGCAGGTCAGGGACAACCTCCCATGGGCCAGCAACAGCCTATGGGCGGCGGCATGCCCGGTGTACCCGGACCCCCGGCTATTACAGGCGGCCAGTCGCTTCCGTTACCTCCCATGTAAGGACTAGACCATGGCACAGACACCAGAGCAATTCTTCACCGAGTTATGCACCGAAGCCGGGTACTCCCCAGAACAGACTGCCCAGCTGCTGCAACTCGCCAAGCACGAAAAAGTAGCAACCAAACTAGGCGGCGTACTCAAGACCGCGCAAGACGATTATCAATCACAGGTTGGGAGACAGAAGGCAGCGGAAGATAAGTTGAAGTCCTATGAGCAACAGGTGACGGACTGGTACGCAAAATCCAACGCCGCCTACCAGCAGGCCCAGGCCGAGCGCGACGCCATGAACCAGCAACTGTCAGTTCTCAAGCAGTCGCTGGGCGTGGACCCCGGCAACGGCTACCAGCCACCTACCAATGGCGATACCTCCAAGTACCTGACCAAGGAGGATCTGCTGGCGGCGATGAACGAGCAAAACACCCGATTCGCCGGCGTCATCAAGGACATCACCCGCGTCTCCAGCCGCCACGCCGCCAAGTTCGGCGAGGAGCTGGACACCGAAGCACTGGAGGAGACGCTCAAGCAACACCCTGGCCTCTCGGTCGCCCAGGCCTACGAGCAGATGGTGGGGCCGCGGCTGAGGGAGGAGCAGGAGAAGAGGCACCAGAAAGAGAAAGAGGAGTATGCCGCCGAGAAGCTGCGGGATTACAAGAGCCAGCATCATCTGCCGGTTGATCCCGTGCCCACCGAGTCGGCCCCGATGTACCGCACCGTAGATCCGAAAGATGTTCCGAAAGACATCGACCAGGATCTACTTGCAGCATGGCATGGAGCGACAGCCAAGTCTGGCGCTTAAAGACCCGACCCCTATCTGGTTCTTTCAGAGAGTTGTCGGGAGAAAAAGGAGAACGGTAGTTGATACGTTCAGCCCCGCAACTCGTGCTTGGGTTTGTCATTGATGCTCGCAAGGAGCAGTTGAAGGAAGCTAACCAGCGCTTTTACGAGCGCCATGGTTCCTCTAGACGAGACCCGGAAATAAGAAAGGCCCAAGCTAGAAAGTACTACTACAAATCTGTAGGCGACGCTGATGGAGTAGCTCGTGAGCAAGAGTTACTGAATCGGCTGCGCGTGATTACTCCCCCAAAACTCGGCGTTGGTCGCCCATGCAAATCCGACGAAGAGAAGTTGGAAAGACGTAAAGCGACTGTCAGAAAGTACAGGTACCGCCATATTCGTGGCGTGTCTGAGAATCTACATGAACCTTCCTGCTGCCCTATCTGCGGTAGTACCAAGAAGCTTTGTATGGATCACTCACATATGACTGCGGAATTCCGTGGCTGGCTTTGTGATGACTGCAACCTCGTATTAGGACGTGTCAAGGACAATCCGGTTGTTTTACGAGCCCTTGCTGATTACCTTGAAAAATCTAAAGTAAAGAAGGAGGTTAGTTAGTCTAACCATATGCCAGATAATCTAGATATGATCAATGTTACGACTCGGCGCTACATCCGCACGAATCCCGCGCTAGTCGACAACATCTACAACCAGGACGCGCTCAATTATTTCCTCCGCAAGAATCTCAGGGAGGACTTCTCCGGCGGCTCGACGATCAACGAGAATTTCATCTACGCCTCGATGATTGGTGGCCCCTATCTCAAAGGGAAGAATTTCAACGTGGCCCAGCGCCAGACCGAGCAGCAGCTCAGGTTTGACGTGAAGTTCACCCAGGTCTCCGTCCCCCTCTACCAGGAGGACATCCAGGTACTCAACAAGGGGGATCTGGCGGCGGTGAAGCTGCTGAGGGCGCGCATCGACGAAGGCTATATGTCGCTGGGTGCGTTCGTCTCGATCCTGACGTATCTGAATGGGATCAACGCCAACTACACCCCCAACATCAACGGGCTGGCCGAGGCGCTGAACGATGGCACGACAGCCGGGTGGGACGGCAACACCTATACGACTTACGGCGGCCTGACCCGCGCCACCTACGCCCCCTCCCTCACTTCCGCCCCCACCGTGATCGCGGGCGCTATTGAGTACGATACCATCGACCGTCAATACATGAACGCCTTCTACGGCAGCGGCAACTACGAGCCCAACCTGATGATCACCACCCCCATCGGGTTCAGCTACATCAAATCCAAGTTCCAGACCCAGCAGCGGTTCCAGGACACCAAGCTGGACGTGGGCGTGGGATTCCGCGGCATGTCGTTTAACGGCGCTACTCTCGTGGCTTCCCGATACGCTCCCGGCAGCTACATGACAGGCCCAGCTGGCGCCGGCACCGCTGACCCAGTAGCGACCACGGTGCTGAGCGAGATGTCGAATGGCGCAGTCGTCGCTTATCCGGTGGGATCGCTTGGAAACTCGGGCGAGAGCTTGTTCATTTTGAACGCCCGCAAGCCCTTCCTGAACTACTACGTGAGTAACGACTCGACTTTCGGCGGCGGATTCCGCGACTTCATCCCGTCGGCCAACAACACGATTCTGGTCGGTCAGGTGTTGCTCGCCCACAACCTCACCCTCCACCCGCGCTACCACCGTTACCTCTACGGGTTCAGTTCATAGAGAAAGGATCTATAGGAGACTACTACTATGCCAAATGTGGTTCGCATCATTTCCCCTTTCATCGTGAACGGCAACCCGGACACCATGAATGTCCAACTCACCCAGTCGCCCACCGCTCCCGGCAGCTTTACGCCCTATGCTCCTGGCGACCTGGGAGCGAGCTTCGACCTGAACGACAAGACCTATGAGGTGGTGCTACTGGACTCGGGCGCTACCTCCGCTACCGGAGTTGGAGCCGTTACTGCCGGCCAGGTGGCGTTCTGGAAGTCCAAGACCCTCCGCGTCGTGACCAACAACTTCCAGCAATGTCTGACGCCGACGGTCCCTGCCAACTCGGTCGCCGGCATCTTCCGCTCTAACCTCACTCCCGGCGCCTACGGGTCGCTCATCTGCGTGCTGACGCGTGGTGCAGCCATCACCGTGGCCGCCGGCACCACCGCTCTAGGCTCGACGGTCATGGCCAACTCGTCTGCATCTACGGCAAACGTGATTACGGCTACTGGCGTCTTCACCCAGATCGGCATCGCTAGAACTGCCGATGCTGCCGGGTTTGCGACGGTCGACGTCGACATCCCGAATCTGCCGTAAAGGAGGAGACCAATGGCAGCCGTCACCCAGTTATCGGCCCGCTTCAACGTGGTGGGCAA